TGCTGATCACACGATGCCGCCATCACGCAAAATATTGTATTTTGGAGCCTTGGGAGCTGCGGCCACCTTGGCTTATGTGGTGTCGAAGAAGGAGAGTTTACGAGTTTTTGTTTCTTTTCTTGGGGAGTACGTGTCCGAGCGACCAGATATTGAATCTGATCTCGCTCGTGATGCGTTCACCTCGAACGAGATTGACCCGGTTGTGCTTACCCCGGGTCATACGCACGCCTCGGCTGCTGGCTTGAGAACTACTGCGACGCGTTTCGCGCAAACCATGTGTCGTCATATGGGGGTCGAAATGTACGTTGTTGGTATGTCACGTTCTGATCAAAGACGTGGCCTACGGGGCTCTCGCCAGTGGTTTTGGGCTAAGGACGTTAATGCATCAAATAGATGTGATGCGCCTTCTAGTGATGAACTACTTTATCTTTGCGACCTCGACTATTATTTGGATATGCCAGATATGTTGACGAAGCAAGCTAAGCCAATTTTGATCTATACCGTGGTGCCAGAAATGGCTACGAGCGCTGGACAAGATGATACGAGTTTCTACTTCACTGACAAGGGGACTTTAAAGACCTTTGTAGCCGGTGGAGGTTCGTATGAACATCATCTATGGACCTACGCTCAAGACAGCCTTATAGCCTACCGAACAATGTTTGGTGTGCCGTATTGCGCTGTCGCATACGCCGTGGAAAGAAAACAAGTTGGCAAGCATAGACAACTCATCCTCCTATCGCCTATGAGAAAGTGGGGTACTTTTACCTCATGGATCCCTAAGTTGTTATTGGATGAACAGTCTCTCAATCGGTTTCAACCAATAATTCGTGCCCAAGATGGCACACCGTTTGTGAGATTCAATGTCGTTGATAAAGATGGAACACCATATACCACGACTGCTAGACCTGACAGTTGGCTTAGTGCCACAGTGCAGTCTACAGTCGATGATTGCATCGCATCAGCTGCGCGTCTCGGAACTACTCATCTTATGTTACCGACGACCGCCAGCTGGATCAAAGACGACCGTTCGTCTGCAGTTGTACTGACGGAATACCATCGGAAGGTTGGCCCTTCTGTGCGCCCCACGGTTTTTCCCGTGGCTCAGGGCGTGCGGGCTTACCAGTACAAACCCTTGGAGTTCGATCAGGAAGCGAGACCAAAGTTGTCAGCGTTCATGAGCCCACTGGTTCATGGCGCTTTTGCCCCTGTTTTAAATAAGGCAGGGGAGGAAGCGTGTGTGGAGGGAAGGATTAATAACCTTAAGAAACCAGAGCCTAAACCTTCACCTTTCCGTGACCAGTGCATGGATGAGTTTGCGGAACTCATCGTGCAGAATGTGCACCTGGAACCTGTCTGCTATGAGAGTGTGGACTCTAAGCAGACCAGTGCAGCCCAAAAGCTGTCTTTACGCAAAGCAGTGTTGACGGGCCATTATCGTAAAATGGTTTTGAAATGTTTTTGTAAGGCTGAAGCATACCCTGATGTCAAAGACCCCAGGAATATCTCGACTTACAATGACGCAGATAAACTAGATATGGCCATGTTCGCGCTAGCTCTATCAGAGCATTGCAAGCAGTTTAAGTGGTATGGCCCCGGCAAAACACCTCTAGAAATCGCAAACCGTGTAGCTGAAATCTGTAGCAACGCACAGACAGTAAATATTTCAGATTATCCGCATGGATGGTACGATTTCATATGTGTTGAGACGGGTTGAGCGGGTGATTTGTATGAAGGCCTTTTCAAATCACCGCACTGTATTGAACGAATTACTTAAGACAAATGTCGACAATAAAGGATACTTGCCTTATGGAACCACGTTTGACCAGGGTCCATCGCATGGATCAGGCTGTTCCGCAACAAGCCTTTTCCAAACGCTACGGCCGCTTTTACGGCGTACCTCGCTTTTAGAAATGTCCGGAAAGAAAACGGAAGCGAGTACTCGCCGAAACAAGCGTTCGACGCTCTCGGAATTCACCTTGGTGACGACGGTCTTGATGCTGACCTCCCCTCAAAGAATCATCTTTGGGCAGCCTCAAAGGTCGGACTCATCTTGGAAGCGAATGTACTGCAACGAGGGGACCGAGGGGTTAACTTCTTGG